CCGACAATTAAAACTTGCGGGTCATGTAAAAATTATCAAGGAACTAAAACGGTCGAAAATGATTCTAATATTGAAAACGAAGAACTTCATATTTGCCGCGCGTTTCCGAACGGTATTCCGGACGAAATCGTTTCCGGCGACAACGACCATAAAAAACCGTTCCCAGGCGACGGCGGAATTCGCTTCGAACAAATAATCGGGAAACCATTTTCACAGGTCGAATAAATGTCCGAACCAATAAAAGAGTTTTCCGAACGGGTCGGTCAATACGTTGCGAAGCATAGCGCCGAACGGTGGACGGGTCAAATTCAATTAACGGTAAATATGAGGGACGGCGGAATCGCAAATACAGAAGTTTTTATCAAGACGCGATTACCGGAATTGCGCGTCGATTCAAAAAAAGTTGACAATTCTTGAAATTGAATGTAGTTTATTAATCAAGGAAGCAATCGAACCGCCGCGTTATGGTTCCACGTGAAACGAAAAACGTTTCACATGAAACCATAAAAAAAGAGAAAAAGTGGCGCCGTACGAACGCCCGACATCTTACAAGATGCCGGGCGTTTTTTATTTAAAGGGGGTTTTTTTGCCATACCCACATGAACATTCGGCCCGTCTTCTTTCACCCGACCACGCGCATATCGGGGCGGCCCGAACAAGCGGTTCCGGAAATGGCAAAGTTCAAGGCGTTTCGATTCCCGCGTCGATAGATATTATATGGTACATTGTAAAAAGCGGCGACAAAGAAGCGCCCGTCGCCCAGGCGTTAAGATTCCCGAAAGATAAATTCACCGAAGCCGAAGCCCGCGCCTGGCTTTCCAAAAATGAAATTAAACCGATTTCTTTTGAACCCGCCGCCGAAAATAAAGATTCCGCCGAAAATATTCCTTCAATAAATATCGACGAAATGTTTCCGATAATTTTAGCGGTCTTTCGTTTCGACGTCGGTTCAATGCCGGACGCGAAAGTCACGCCCGAAGGTTATATTCGCGGAAATCCAAAAGTAACACGAACCGGAATTTTTCTTTATAAGAACGAAGACGGAACGACCCGGCGCGAACTTCGGACACCCGAAGAAGTTTTCAAAAAAGATTCTCTTGAATCAATGAAATTAATTCCGATAACGAACGGACACCCGGCGGAACGGAAAGTCGATTGTGAAACGGCCCGACGAAACATGGTCGGCGCGACCGGCGAAAACATAAACCAGGACGGCGACTTCGTTCGATGTCCGGTTTTAATTACCCACAAAGACGGAGTCGACGCGGTCAAGGGCGGCCGAACAGGTTTTTCCCTGGGTTATAATTGTGACTTGATTCCGGAAAAAGGAAAATTCAATGGCGAAGATTACGACTTTCGGCAATCGAATATAAAATACAATCACCTTGCACTTGTTGACGTTCCCAGGGCCGGAGAGGGCGCCCGTCTTCGCCTGGACGAAGCCGACGTCGAAATACCGGCCACGAAAACAGATTCCAAAAACGAAACCGCGTTCGTAATAAATACTAACCAGATTCAAGACATATCATTTAACTTTAACCCAAAAAAAGGGGGCAAAATGCCACAAGTAATACTTGACGGGATTTCCTACGAAGCGGGCGCCGAAATCGCGAACGCTTTGAAAAAGACAACCGAAGAAAATTTGAATCTTCGGGAAAAACTGGATGGGGCCACAAAAGACAACCAGAAATTGACCGGCGAACGGGACGCCCATAAAGCGACCGCCGACCAGCTGAAAGCTCGTCTTGATTCCGGCGAAGACCTTCGCAAAGCCGTTGCCGCCAGAATAGAACTTGAACAAACCGCCGCGAAAGTATTTAACGCCGATGAAATGAAAGACATTTCTAAAAAGTCGGACAAAGAAATTCGCGTCGCGGTTATCGCAAAAGAAAACAAAGCGTTGAATCTGGACGGAAAAAGCGACGAATATGTTTCCGCTTGCTTTGATACAATCGTTGCGAACCTTGCGAACCGGAACGATACCGGAATCGACGAACAGAAAAAGAAACTTAACAACGACGGCAAGAACCAGGGAACCGGCGACGAAGTAAAAGACGCCCGCGCCCGCATGATAAGCAAAATGACCAACAAAGAAGCCGACAAGAAATAAGTCGGGAATATCAAAAGGAATTTTTCAAAAGACGATTTAAACTTTCAACTTTAAAAGGGGGCTTAAATGCCACAGTTAGCTTATACGAACACTATGACCCAGGCGTTCGCCGGAATGAAAGCCGACGCCCGGTTCGACGAAGTAGAATCTTTTCAGGCGGTTTCCGCCCTGGGCTTTGGCCTGGGCGTCGTTCGCGGAAACGCATATCCGGAAAGTCAAGCGCGTTTACCGAATGTCAACCGCGTTGTTTTAACCGATAACGCCGGAACTTTTACAGCCGGGGCAATTGCCGCGACCGTGAACGGCGTTGTAGTTTCGACAGCCTGGGGAACGGACAAAGATACCACAATGACAGCGTTCGCCGCCGCGCTTGCCGCGAATGTTTCAATTGATACCGCCGTTTATTCGTCCGGTTCGCATACAATCACAATTACCGCAAACAGCGACATTGAACTGACAATAACAACCGATGTAACGGGCGTTACTGGAACCATGATTATTTCGACAAACGTCGCAACGTCGCTTGATATAGTTCGCGGAATATCACTTCAAACCCACCAGGACAACAGAACAATGCCAGTCCTGGGCGCGTCAACATTCGTCGCGACTGGCTATCTTGCAAACGACCCGGTCAATGTCCTTCGAAAAGGGATGGCATGGGTTGAAGTGGCCGACGCCGTTGTCGAAAATGCCGCCGTTTATCTTATTACAACCGGAGCAGACAAAGGCAAATTTACAGACGACACGACTTCGCCGAACATTCTTGTTCCGACGGGCGTTTTCAGAAGTGCAACTTCGGGCGCCGGGATTGCGAAAGTCGAAATCAATATTCCTTGATAAGTAAAAGGGAAAAATAAAAAGGGAAAGTTTTAAACATAAAACATTTAACAGGAGTTAAACGCAATGCCGGAAATAATCAGAGCGCAAAACCTTGACGCAAGCGAAAGCGCCTTTTTCGCCCGTCAATTGGAACACATAAAGGCGAAAACGTATGACATAGTATATCCAAACATGAAGGCGACGGAATTAATGCCGGTTTCAACCGAAGCCGGGGCCGGGGCCGCCGTGATAACTTATCAGTCATTCGACAGCGTTGGAATGATGAAAATTATCGCGAACTATGCCGATGACTTGCCACGGTCGGACATTAAGGGAAAAGAGTTTTCGACTGCCGTTCGTTCCCTGGGCGGTTCTTACGGTTACAATCTTCAAGAAATACGTTCGGCGTCAATGGCCGGACTCCCGCTTCAACAGCGTAAAGCGAACGCGGTTCGTCTTGCGAACGACCAGGCAGTCAATAAACTTGCATGGCTTGCACGTTCGAACGACGGCGTCAACGGCGGGTTGACCGGTTTGATTTTTAACCCGAACATTCCGTCCGCGACAGTCGCCGCCGGAGCCGGGCCGGTTTATCTTTGGAGCGCAAAGACAAATGAAGAAATCTATACCGACCTTGTAAACGGCGTTAAAGATATAATTTCATTGACCAAGGGCGTCGAGTTGCCCGATACTGTTTTAATGCCGATTGCACAGTATGAAATCATTTCTTCGAAACGCATGGCGTCCGGAACCGATACGACCATTCTTGAATTTTTCAAGAAAAATCACCCGTATATTAAAACGGTGACATGGGTTCCCGAACTTGCGGCGGTTTCGCCGTTGCCTTCGACCGGCGTCGGCGGCCCGACTGATTTGTTAATATTCGGCAATTTCACGGCGGACAAAATCACGCTTGAAATTCCGCAACCGTTCGAACAATTACCCGTTCAGGAACGCGGACTTGAATACGTCATTCCTTGTCATTCCCGCGTCGGCGGCGTTATTGTTTATTATCCCCTCGCTTTCTCAATATATCAGGGTATATAAGCGACGGGGTTTAAGTTAATTCACGGGCGGCGGTTCCACGCCGCCGCCCATTTTTAAAAACATTTTTGAAGGGACGGTCTAAAATGATAATTGAAAGAATCAAACCAAGCGTAACAAAAATAGCAGGAGTTTTCGTATTTCCAGGCGTTAATATAATTTCAAACGACGACGCGCCGCGTTTCCTTGCCGACCCGTCGTTTAAAGAAAACGTCGAAGCCGGAACGATTAAAATAATTGACAAACACCACGACGCAGTTGAAACGAACCCGGACAAACCGAAGCCGTCCGAAGCCGCGCCCGTGACCGCGCCCGCGCCCGAAGCCGGACTTTTTGACCAAAACAAAATAATCGACAAAGCCGCGCAACTTGCGAAAATGACCGTCGAAGCCTGTTTCAAAGTCATTAAAAAAATGTACCTGGTTCCGGAACTGGAAGCGATTTTGAAACTTGAAAAAAGAAAAAAAGTTCAGATTGCAATACAAAAACAAATTGACATAGTTCGCGAAAAAGAACCGGACGGCGAACAATGACCGTCGCCGAAATCATAGTCGCCCGATGTTCGACCGTTGTTATTAACGCCCGCGTTAATTCTCTTATAACACTATCGACAGAACAAACGGGTTCCGTATTTGGAACCAGGACAAACGACGCAATCGCGTTGCTTGTTTTGCATTGGTTGGCCCTGGACGCCCGGAACGGCGGCGGGGTCGGCGGGGCCGGGGGCGCGATAACAAGCGAAACAGAGGGGCAATTGTCCCGGTCTTATGGCGGCGGAATGATTAATAATAACAACGAACTTGCTTCGACGTCCTGGGGGCTTGAATTATTGCGTTTAAGAAATACAATGATTTTCAGCGCCCGCAATCGTACAATATAGGAACGTTTTAAAATGAACGATGTTATCATAAAAGATTTGGGTTGGTTACGGATTCAAACCGAACTTAAACGCGCGAAACATTCGTTCACGAAGGCCGGTCTTCCAGAAAGCGGAAAAGTAGAACAAACCGCCCAAAGCGCGAAAGACGAAGACCGGGCCGCGTTCAAAATGTCCGACCTGGTAACAATTGCGGCGGCGAACGAATTCGGGGCGCCACGCCGAAAGATTCCAGAGCGTTCCTTTATGCGAAGCACTTTCGACGAAACAAAAGGAACCGTCGCGGTTCTTGTAGAAAAAGAATACGACAAAATATTAAAAGGTTCCGCGACCGTTCTTGTTTCCCTGGGACGCCTGGGCGCTTATATGAAAGGCGCGATTCAAAAAAAAATACAGAAAGGGCCGTTCGTTAAAAATGCAGATTCAACAAAAGCCCGGAAAGGTTCGTCCCGCCCGCTTGTTGATACGGGGCAATTAAGACAATCAATTCAACATTTGGAAGTTATAAACGCATGATTCCAAGACATACATTTTCAGTAAAAAGAGTTATTCCCGGAACATACGCAAAAGGGCGCTATGTTGAAGGCGCCGAAACGTCTTTTAATATTACCGCAAGCAAGCAACCGCCGACCGGAAAAGAAATGTTGTTAATGCCAGAGGGACGCCGCGAAACTGAAACATATATTCTTTATACCGACACGAAATTAAACCCGGCCATTCAAGGCGGCGCGAACGCCGACCGCGTTGTTATCGATGGCGACGACTTCGAAGTATTAAAATGTGAAACATGGCAAAACGATATAATTAATCATTATCGGGCGACTGTTCAAAGACGGATCCCCGGTTAAGGAATTTATAAAATGAGGAAATGGAAAACATGGCGGACGATTTTATCGAAAAACTTTGCATTGAAAAACATAAAACTATAAACGAGAAAATGGAAAAAATGTCACTTAATATTGACAAAGTCGCGGAAATGACCCGCGTTTCTGTTTCTGGTCTTCATAAAAAAATAAACGGTTTTTATGTTGTAGCAATTGCGACGCTTGCCGCGACGCTTTTTGACATTATAAAATATATGGTATTAAAATGATAAATTTCGAAACGATAAAAGACGGGCTTTATAATTGGGTCGTCGCGAATACGTCCCAGGTTTCGCCGTCCGGGTCTTATAAAACGACCGCCGTATTCATAACCGCAAGCGTCAACGCTTTCGCTTATACGGTTACAATTAACGGCGTCCCGTTCGTTTATACGTCCGGAACCGGCCAAACAGTCGCCGCCATTGCCGCCGGTCTTGTCGCCATTGTCAACGCCGGGGCCGTTCCCGTCCTGGCAATATCGGAAAGCGACGGACGGTTTTATCTTAATTCAGAAAATGGCGTCGCGTTTACGTTGACCGCGTCCGCAAATATTAAGGTTCCAGTCTTCGCCGTTTACTTCGGCGAACAAAACAATCCGCAAGCTAAAAATTTTATAACAATGAAAATTACCGGTCTTACAAGAACCGGCGTCGATTACCAGGGCCGACCGGCCACGACCGGCGCGAATTCAGTCACCGGGAACCGCGACTTCATGGTTTATATTTTTTCCCAGGGAACAAACGCTTTAACAGAAATTGAAAAACTTCGGTCTTCGCTTTACCTGGACGCGACGCTTGAAGGGTTCCGCGTTTCAGATTTTTGTTTTGTTGACGAAACCGCGATTCAAAATCTTTCAGTCCTGGAAGAAACCACGTTTCAAGAATCGGTTTCTTTCGATGTTCAATTCAGAATGGCACAAATTCAAACCGCGAACGTCGGGAAAATTGAACACCTTGAAGCACAGGGAAAATATTATAAAGATAACGTTTTGAAATTAACTGAAAATATAACAATTTAAAAAGGGGGCTTTTATGCCATTATCGGACATTGTCAATGTTTCAATTACCAGGCAGACCGCCGCCGTAAGTCAAGCCGGATTCGGAACCGCCTTGATAATCGGCGTTCACAAACGTTTTACCGAACGGATTAAATTTTATTCGACGCTTACAGCCGTCGCCGCTGATTTTGACGCGACAGACCTTGAATATTTGGCCGCATCAAAACTTTTCGGGCAAGACCCGACTCCCATCCAGATTGCAATTGGACGCGCAAAAGCCAACGACCCGGTCACGGTTACAATTGCTTCAAGCGCAAACGCTTTTGATTACGTTGTTACAATAAACGGCGTTGCTTTTACATACACAAGCGGAACCAGCGAAACTGTCGCGCAGATTGCGACCGGCGTCGTCGCCGCGATAAATGCAGGGTCGGAACCCGTAACCGCGACCGATGGAACCGGCGGAAATTTCACATTAAGCGCCGACGTTGCAAATACCGCCTATAAACTGACAGCCGGAACAAGAATCACAATTGCGGCGTTCACAGTAACCGAAACACCGGCCCAAACAATGGACGCAATTATCGAAGCGTCCGACGATTTTTACGGCGTTATATACACGAACCACACGAAAGCCCAGGTTCTTTTAATGGCCGCGAAAATCGAAACATTGAAAAAGATTTATTTAACTTCGTCAAACGAAGGAATAATTATTTCAACGACCGCCGCCGCCGATACGACAAGCGTTGCCGCGCAATTGAAAGCCGCCGCGTATGCAAGAACGGGTTGTATTTATTCCGCCGTCGCGGACTCAATGTTTCCCGAAGCCGCCGCGTTCGGAAAAATTCTTGTTCTTGACCCAGGTTCTTATACACTTATGTTCAAGACGCTTGCAGGCGTTACCGTTGACGTCTTGACCGATACTTCAAGCAAAAACGCGCTTGATAAAAACTGTATGACTTATCAGGAAATCGGGGGCGTCAATATTATTCGCGAAGGCAAAGTCGGGGCGGGCGAATACGTCGATATTATAATCTTTGTGGACTGGCTACAAAGTCGGATGACTTCGCGCGTTTATTCCAAGTTCGTAAACTTGCCAAAGATTCCTTTTACCGACGCCGGAATTTCCGTCGTCGTTGCCGAAGTCAAGGCACAATTGCAAGAAGGAATTAATCGCGGCGGACTTGTTGATAATCCCGCGCCGACCGTAACAGCGCCGCTTGCGAAAGATGTTTCGACGATAAACAAAGCCGCCCGGTTATTGCCGGACGTCAAGTTCGTCGCGACGCTTTCCGGAGCAATTCACGCGGTCACGATTCAAGGCGTTGTCACTCTGTAACAAAAAAGAAAAACAAACTTATAACTTTAAAAAGAGGTTTTAAATTATGCCAGTCAGAACATACGACCCGAAAGCGGTTTCCGTTGTAGTCGGCGGCGTCCCGATTCACGGGTTCGCAGACGGAACTTTTATTCACCTGGAACGGTCAACCGACGCATTTTCGAAAGTTGTCGGAACCGACGGGATTGTTTCCCGCGCAAAATCAAACGACCAAAGCGGTCAATTGACGATAACCCTGGCCCAAACGTCGCCGTCGAACGACGCGCTTTATGCGTTCGCGATACTTGACCAGGCGACCGCGACCGGAATTGTTCCGATACTGATTAAAGATAATTCGGGCCGCGCGATTCACTTTTCCGCGCTTGCATGGGTTCGAAAAATGCCGCCTTCGGATTATGCGAAAGAAATCAGTAACCGGGAATGGATTTTCGACCTTGCAGACTACGACGAATTTCCAGGCGGGAACGCGGACTTCGAACCCGCGACATAAAAACCATTTTTAAGGGGGACGGTATAAAATGGATTCAAAGTCAATTCTTGAAACCAAGTCGAAAAATATCGACGGTTTCGAAGTTTCAGTCACGGTATTTCCAGGGATTCACGGGCTTAAAATCAAAGGTAAATTACTTCGATTTTTAGGCCCGGCCCTGGGAAAAGCGGTTTCAGCAATTAAACAAAACAAAAGCGGTTTATCAAACGTCCTGGATTCCGAAATTGATTTCGGGGCAATTGGCGAAGCCGTCGCCGCGCTTGTAGAGAATATCGACGACAATATTATCAATTTATTTCTTGAACTTTTGGCGAATACTTCCATTGATAACCAGGACGTTAAAAAAGAAGTTATCGACGTTAAGTTCGCGGCGAAATACTTTTCACTTTACAAGATTTTATTGTACGTTATTGAAGTAAACTGTTTTTTCGGTCAAAGGAATATTGGCGAACTATTCGCGCAAGCGCCGAACAAGATTCCGAAGACCCGGCAATCGGCCAAAGATTAGACAATGAACTTCGGGACGAATGGGCCGCCTGGCGCCTGGTTCTTGAAGGCGTCGCGACCTGGGGGGAATTAAAAACGTCCTGGTCTTATGATGATATTGCAAGGGGAAACGCGGTTCTTGATTTGAAAGCGTATCTTGATAAAAAGGAAATGGATAAAACGAAAATGAAGGCATAGGGCAATAATTGCCGGGCAATCTTAAGAACGACCGCGTCCGGGGCGTTTAAAACCCGCCCAGGGCCGGACGATATAAGGTTCGAACCGACCGGCGGAACTGGCAGGACGCCCGCCCGCCTTCGTTTGAGCGTTAAAAAACGGGGTTAATCTTGATAGTTCGGGAGTTAATCAATAAAATCGGGTTTCAGCTTGACGAAGCAGGTCTTCGCCGGGTCGAACAGCGCGTCCAGGGCGTCGCCGGTCGAATGGGTTCACTTGGTAAAAAACTGACTTTAGGCGTTACCTTGCCGATTGCCGGAATGTTAGGCGGATTCGTTAAAATGGCCGCCGACGCCGAAGAAAAGAAAGAAAAGTTTAACCGCGTTTTTGAGGGTTTGGGAACCGGGGCCGAAGCCGTCGCGCAACAAGTCGCCGATTCGTTTAATATGACCGGCGGGGCCGCGCGTCTTGCTTTAGCGACGACCGGGAACTTGCTTCAAAGTTTCGGATTCGGAAAACAAGCGTCGCTTGACTTTGCCGCAAAAGTTCAAGGTTTGGCCGCCGACCTTGCGTCGTTTAACCAGGTCGAAGGCGGGGCCGAAGAAGTCGCCCAAACTTTAACGCTTGCGTTGACAGGGCAAACCCGCGCATTGAAACAATACGGAATTGCAATCGACGATTCAGAAATAAAACAGCAACTTTTAATTGATAAACAAAACGGAATTGTTTTTTCTTCAAAGCGACAGGCAGAAGCCCACGCGGTTCTTGAACTGGTCACGAAGCGAAGCGGAAACGCAATCGGGACATTCGCCAAACAGTCCGGCGACTTCGACCAACAGTTGAAGCGCGTTAAAAACCGATTGGCCGAAGTTTCGGTTTCGTTCGGTTCCGTTCTTTTACCCGCCGTCAATAAAGCGTTAAACGCAATCGCAAAATTCCTTGAACGATTCCGGAACCTGGACGCGGGAACGCGAAAGATAATTCTTGTCTTTATGGGCTTTGCCGCCGCCCTGGGGCCGGTCTTATATTTTTCAAGTAAATTAATAACAATGTTAGCAATGGTTCGAACCGCGTTTTCCGGGGCCGCAATCGCGGGCGCGTTATTTTCCGGGACTGTTTGGCTTATACCGGCGGCCATAATTGCGTTGATTGCCGCAATGGTTTTGCTTGTCCAAGATTTTGAAGTTTGGAAGACAGGCGGGGACTCTTTGTTCGGGCGAATGTTTGGCGGATTTGATAAGTTTATAATAGTTTTTAAAAATAAATGGAAGGAAATAAAAGAAGGTATTAGAGATACTATCGAAGGAATAAAATTAATATTAACAGGATTAATTGATTTTATAACAGGTACTTTCACATTAAACTTAACCAAAGCACTTGAAGGCATTAAAGAAATTTTCAGAGGACTTAAAAAACCGTTTAGCGGTAAGGAAGGAAAGCCCGGCGGATATGAAATTACAAAAGAAATGAAAGACGCGCTTAATCCAGAAAAAGAAGCTACGGTTTCATTTCTTGGTTTTGATTTATTTAAATTTGCAGGCCAACAAAAAAATGAAGAAAAGTCAATCAATGCAAGCGAATCAATAGCAAATATATTTAAAAATATTATATCATTATTTCAAGTTGGTCAAGTAAACGCCGGGACGTTCGCGACTCCCGCCATTGCCGGGGTTCCGTCTTCGACTTCGAAGTCGTTTAATAATAATGTGAACGTGACAAGTAATATCACTCTTGCATTACCGGGCGGCGTTTCATCAATGCAAACAAAAGAGGGCGAAGCTTTTATTCGGAATATTGTTTCCGAAGAAAATCAAAAATCTTTTCGTAAGGTTTTCAATGAGAACGCCGGGGGCGAATAATGGCGCTTATGTCTTTAATCCTGGGGCGCAAGAAGCCGCCCAAAATTGACACAATAACACTTGACGCCGCCGTTTCGGAAAGTCACGAATTTAACAACCAGGTGACACAATTTCCAATTGAAAACGGTTCGGTAATTTCCGACCACGTTATAAGACAACCGCACGTTTTAACAATTGAAGGGTTTGTCACGAATTCGCCGGTTTCATTATTGGGCGGCGCGTTAAGTTCGATAAGCGGGGCGGTCGGAACTGGAACCCGGACGGAAAGCGCCTTCGACAAATTGATTCAATTGCAGAATGGAAAATATAATCCGGTCACTAAATTATTTGACCGAAAGACTTTCGACGTTGTAACCGGTCTTACTGTTTATACTGATATGGTTATGGTTTCAATTACGTTTCCCAGGAACGGACAAACCGGCGAAGCGCTTAATTTTTCCGCAAAACTACAAAGCATACAAGTTGCGAAATCCGAAGTTTCAAAAGTTCAGAACGTAAAGTCCGGCGTCGCGAACCAGGCCCAGGCGACGGCGGCGACCGGTTCACAAACGGCGGCGGCGGCGACAGGAATTGAAAAATCATGGCTTGCGGCGGCCTATGATGAAGCCAAAGCAACATATAAGATTATTGTTAATAAATAAAAAGGTTTAAAATGGTAATTATAAAATTTTATAATTTAGCGTCGTTCACTCAAACGACTATTATTGATAATATCGTTTATGAATTGCGTTTCGACTGGAACGACCGGGGGCAATATTGGACGATTTCAATAAAAGACGCGGACGGCGTCGCCCTGGTTTCCGGCGTTAAAGTTGTTTTAGGTTATCCGCTTGTAACTGATATTATTAAGCCCGGATTACCGCCCGGCGTTTTAATCGTCGGCGAAGGTTCCGGGGCAATGGTTCGACTTTCACAGAATGATTTTATTGAAGATAAGGCGTTTATTGGTTACATAACCGAAGACGAAATAGCGACGCTTGAAGCCGGGGGCGTTGTATGAGTTTATATAATCGCGCCGTTTCTGTTGTTATCGGCGAACCTGGTTCACTTACTGGAATATTAATAAAAGATTTAAAGGTCACGTTTAAAATAAAGAAGACCGAAAAGTCGGAATCGAACACGGCGGAAATTGACGTTTATAATTTGTCCGAAGTCACCCGAAACAAAATTAAAAAACTTCGCGACATTATGATATTATCAGTTGGTTATTTAAGCGAATCGGACGTCTTAACCGATATATATTCCGGCGACATAACAAACATAAATCACATAAAGAACGGCCCGGACTGGATTACCAAACTTGAAGGCAACGACGGCGAAAAAGAATTGACGACAAAGAAAATCCATTTCAATTTTGCCGAAGGAACCGGAGCGAAGCATATTTTAAGCGAAGTCATTTCCGCGCTTGAATTGCCGAAAGATTTTGTTGATACTGTAAACATTACCGACGCGGAATTCGGGGCCGGGTTCACGTTTAACGGTTTGGTCAAAGACGCTTTTAATAAACTTGCAGAAAAATTAAATTTCAAATGGTCGGTTCAAGACAGGAAATTGCAAATTCTTACAATGTCCGGGACAAATAATAAACCGAAAATATTTCTTTCACCTTCGACCGGTCTTATTGGAAGCCCGGAGCATTTGACCGATTTGAGTTCAGGGCAAGACGCAAGCGGCGCGACCGACAAGCGCCCAGGATGGCGGGTCAATTCGTTGCTTTACGCGGGCGCGACCATAGGCGGGAAAATAGAAATCGAAAGCCACGAAATTAAAAAAGGCTCAAATTTCAGAATCGTAAATATAGAACACAACGGCGACACACACGGGAACGACTGGAATACTTCGCTTGACGTTGAGGAAATTTAGAAAAATGAATCAAACGAACCCGAAGACTTTGAACCAGGCAATCGAAACCGCCGTCAAGTTTCAGCTTGGTTTAATTAATACTTGTTTACCTGGGCGCGTTGAAACATACGACTATAAAACGCAAAAAGCCACGGTCACGCCGCTTATTAAAAAGAAATATAAAGACGGAACCGTTTCACCTATGCCGATAATATCCGCCGTCCCGGTTATTTTTCCCAGGACAAAAACGTCAATGATTCATTTCCCGCTTGTCCAGGGCGACGGCGTTCTTTTGGTCTTTTCGCAACGGTCACTTGAAACCTGGCTTTTCAAAGGCGG